TAATACCTTGAGGATCAAAGGTATGGAACACACTATCTAAAATAGTTGCGCCACATATGATTGCTGCTTTACGAAGAGTGTCGTTAATAAACTGTAGATCGTTCAGCAACTCACTTTTAGTGCCGTAGATCTCAAAAGTACAATGTTGTCCTAGATTTTCCAAATCATATCCTCGACCACGATGTATTTATTAGGTAGGGAGAGGGGGACTTGAACCCCCACGGGCAATGCCCAACAGATTTTAAGTCTGGTGTGTCTACCGATTTCACCACCTCCCCAGGCGACCCTAACGGGATTTGAACCCGTGATACTACCGTGACAGGGTAGCGTGATAACCGCTTCACTATAGGGTCATAAGACTATGATAGCAGGATTAGAATGGCATGTCAAGAGGAGGACCTGCAAGTCCAATATCAGGAGATTCTATGGCTTTTTGCATCTCCTGTAATTCTTGCAGAATATCTTCAGGAATAGGACCTTTTTCAATTACAGGAACTAATAAGAAATCACCATACTCTTCAGTGGTCACTCTCAATGACATCCTATTTCTTCCAACAAGGACTTCACAGATAAACTCTGCGTTGTCTCTTAGTTCTGATAGACTAATTACAGGTACTTGTGTGTTCATAGTTTATAGATACGTTGTTCAGGTGTAAGAACTTTCTGGCAGTATTCTACCATATTTTCAAATTGAATCCGTCCTACATCAGTAAAGGGACATGATTCAGATATAAATTCACCATCAGTACCATGAAGTTCAATAGTACGTTTAGTAAAATCTAGAACAACATGATCTAATTCAGAAAAGGCAGTGATTTTCATACAGATTTAACCTTCGATAAACTCATCATAACATGACCAGCTGCCTTTGTCAAGGGAGTTAATTTAATTTGATGGTTGCCCCCTGAAGAGCCATGATTGCAGTTGCTGTAAGATTCATGCTTGATCCAGAAAATATTGCCATAGGACCAGTTGTTGCACTAATTGATGTAGCACCTGCAGCACAAGTCATAACCATTGCCCCAGTCGTAACTGTAAGTGTATAATTAAGCAGTGCTGTCATCATGATTGATCCACCAAGGTTCTTAACACAGAATCTGGGAACAGCATCTGGTCCTAATGATGCTGGAAATTGGAACATATCATAAGAACCAAACATGAAAGTTTTGATGCCAGAAACCCTAGCCAGTGGATTTGCGGGGAAGTTAATTTTTCTAGTAAGACATGGGGTTTCAACAAAAATTGCATTACCAGCACACAGTTTTAAGTCATTCGAGCAATTGATATTTAAAGAAGGAGCATTCAGATTTAAGGTATCAGTAATTAATTTAACATCTGTGCCTGGTTTTGCAATAGTACTATTAGCTACACCTTGTGTCTCAAATTTACCTCGACAATTTACTTCTGTATCAGAGTCAAAGATGATACTATTTTTGGTTGCCTTCATCCCTTGACCAGATGCTGTTCCATCATTTTTCTTTGATTTGGGAGCATTTTTAACATGAAGTGCAAGTCTTCCTTCAACTTCAATATTCAAACTTCCTACAATTTTTAGTGAGTAATCACCGTCTACGGTATGAACGAAAGAACCTTTATTATAGACACCGAAGTCTTTATCACTATTGATTGAAGTAGGATGTGGGAATACAAATTCGTCGCCAGCAACAGTATTTCTAGCATTGCCTGGAGTGATAGCTCTTGGATCACTGTTTGGATTATTTTTCTGGCGATTCATTTCTCTGACATAATTATTATATGTCGTATCATTAGTTTTAAGTGAACGGTGCTCTGCGCCAGATGGGAAGTGCGTAATTGTTCCTTGTCTACCAGGTGTTCCCAGTTGAGCCTGACCATAACCACTGGGTGAGGTATATACTGCAGTTCTAAATGCATCTGCATGTTTTACAACCTGCTGTAAAATATTAGCTGCTGCAGACGCTGCTGCCGCTGCACCTGCTGATCCGCTCCCGCAAGGTCCAGGACTTGCTGGATTGCTGCCTGGCGGATCACAAGAAGTAGTTCCTCTAAATGGAGTAAATCTATTCAATCCCTCATTTGGTGCTTGTCGATCACATTGAGTCAAGAATAAACCTAATATCATTGAAATTACACTAGCGATACTAGTGATATTGTTAATATCTAGTTTTTCTAAGTTTTCGAAGAATGTTTTTCCTGTCTTGATAATGTCAGCAATTGCTTTAGCGACTTGAATTGCAGTTTTAATCGCACTGATAATACTTCGTATAGTGTTGAATGCACCATTAATTGCACAAATAATGCTATTAACTAGAGTATTATATGCTTTATTGAGCATAGCAATAAGTGAATCTAATGCTTGTCCAATAATACCTATGACAAATCCTGACAAATTACCTAGGGCAGATAATGCTTGACTTAGAAAACTACTATCAATACCACAAATATATTGTAATACTAGTTGAATAATTGCTTGAATTGCAGTAGTAATAATTAGAGGAATACCAGTCTGTCCAAATATTCTAATTGCTTTAAGTGCCTTTGAAATCTGTTGCAAGAACAGTTCTTTTAATCCAGCAAGTGCTTCAGAAAATATACCCATGACTAGATTTTCTATCTTACCTATTAGGGCATCAACATTAGTCAATGTTCCATCTAGTGTATTTAAAAATCCACCACCATTGTTGGGTACTAAATGACTAACACGATGAGCAAGATCAGCAAACATTGACTTCATGTGTTGCTCAAAATTACTCTCCATTCCATTTGCTGCAGGTATGTCTTGAGTCGCTGCAGTAGCTAATCCAGTATTCGTGAGTGGGTTCGTAGGATTTGGTTTAGTCTCAGTGCCTGGGGGCGCAGCGTTGCTGGTTTGAGGACCTGGAGTCTCCACTACTGGAGAATTAGTTCCTGCTACGCTTTGATTTGCTTCTGATGCATTAGTGTATTTTTGACCTGTTAGACCTTCGATTAAACCATTCTCTGTTGATGGTTTTTTTGTTCCTCGAACAACACCCATAACAATTGGAGATTGTGCCTCTTCACCATCTAGGAAAAATCCCATAACCATAGCGCCTTGCTGCAGTTGACCTGCAGACTCACCCGATGCAGCAACTCCAGACTGATTAGTAGGTTGTAAAACAACTGCCCATGGTAGATCAGTATCTGGCATAGTCGTTCTGAAATCCGACGAAGTACCAGTATACCAACCAAAAATACGTACTCTAACCCTACCGACTTTTAATGGATCTCTATTGTCTACAACTTCTCCAAACCACCAATAATATCCGTCCTTTCCAATAAAATCAACTTTAGGTTCATTAATAACCCCATCAAAAGAGCGTGACATGTAAAAACTAAGACACTTCAAAAATATTTATACAAGAAAAGGGAGGGTCTGCAGCACCTCCCTTTAACTTTTAAACTTCTACCGTGATCAGTTTGGAAGCATAATCATGTGCATAATGTGTGCGAGCACCATGAATGCCCCAACCAATCCAATCATACGCATAGTCCATGTAACGACTGATAGACTTACCAGGAGTTTTCATCTTCTCCTCAATGTCTAACCATTGGACCTCATTTGTTAGATAACGAAGTTGCGTGTCAAGTGTTGATGGTGAACCACCATACTTCTTAGCAAAATCACCCAATCCATAATATCTATTGGCAGATGTCCATTGGATCAGTCCGTAGCCGCCGTAGCAACCACCGTAACTGGTCCTGCTGCCACCTTCGCAAATATTAGGAACAAAAGTAGACTCTTGTTTAATATTGCCCATGATGGTAGCAAGGGCGTTTCTGTCTTTAATTCCACGATCCTGGAAATATGCCAGGGTAGCATTCTCATTGTCTGAACACCCTTTACAAATTAGCCTTTTCTCTTTTGGCTTTTCGGGAGCAACCTCTTTGGTCGCTGTCGTTTCAAACTCCTTAATAATAGAAAACGGCACTGGAGGTGTCGTCAAAGGAGGAAATATCGGCATCGTTGCCATATTGGTTGTAACCGTTGCCACGAGAGGCAGGGCTACAGTAAGGAATTGTTGCATTTAAATCGATTGAACTCTACATCCGAATAGAAGGGGGGTATACCACCCCTCTCGGGGGGCACCTTCCTCGGCTCTAATGGTAATACTCATTCTCTCATAATGTTTTTTGGTATTACCAATGGGCGATGACGGATTCGAACCGCCGACCAATTGCGTGTAAAGCAACTGCGCTACCGCTGCGCTAATCGCCCGAAATGGTAATAATCAAGACTACCCCATACTAATTTGTCATCTACAAATCCAGCATCACGAGTTAAAAATTGACCTGGTTGTAATTGGAACTCAGAACGGAGTGTGGCACCATTAATGATACACCCCGTTCCAAGATTATTTCCAATCCACACTCCATCAGAATTTGTAATGACCATATCACACAAGGCATTCCGAGTACCATCAATATCCCAAGTTTGTGCTAAAATCCCAGATTCTATTTCAATAAAAGTTTTAATCTTTTCTCGGTAGGGTTTATCTTCTCCCATGTAGTGATACCACTGCTTTGAAAGAATTTTTCCTTCACCGACATCATTCCAAGAACTAAGAATCCAGGAGTAGCGTGTTGGGTTGCTGAATGCTTGATCTTTGTTTGACCATCGACCAAGCAGGCAACTCAGGAACTCTGTTATCATAACACGAGAAGAGTGGGTTGTCAAATGTCGTACTTTTTGCATTCTACTGCATCTGGATGACCATCACAGAATAACTCTAGTGAAGTGGGATCATGGTCATCATTGGGATGATGCTGTTTATATGTTTCTAGAGCAGCAAGTTCTTCCTCTGTGTGCCTACGAGCTTGTGGAGACGTTTGAGGGTCATCTAGAATTTTTCTATCATGCTCTATATGTTGATCAATATTTTCCATTGAACGTATCTTAATGAACGTTATGAGTATTTATCATGCTGGTGTATTAACACCTAGAGAATCCTTAACTACGGTTATTTCAGTACTTAGTGTATTTCCCCCAGCAAACTTATGTCTGACTCCAGCAATGACGTATTTACCACTGTATATCCTGTCCAGTTCTATATTTGTTGATGATGAATTTTGGTTTATCATCTTTGGTATTTCAATCTCAACACCTTTCCCTGGAGTTAATTTGATATTACCAGGAACTTTCATATCTAATTTGATATGTGAAAAATTATTTTTTCTGCAATAATTATAAATTGCAGTTTCCTCCCAACGCACAGGAACTTCTCCAGTATTAGGATTTGCTGTTCCTGCAGTAGTTCCAGTATTCTTATCCCATAAATGCAACTGATTTGTACGATAACGATTTCTTCTTACGGAATTTAATAATGTATCGTATGCTGCCCCATCGCCCGTTTGAGTATATGGATTTTGGTTTCCAAGGTGTTCCATTCGATTATAAATTTCTGTCAATTTAAATACTACACCTGAATAAGGAATCTGTTTATTTCCTGTTGGAGTAGGAACTTTTGATAACGGTAGATAGTCTAATGAAATACCAGTAAATATTCCTGCCCAGGTTCCATTTCTCAAATTACCTAAAGCATCAAAAAGAGATGGATATGCAATTGACTCTATAGTATACAGATCTTGCCCATCAGCATTAGGTTGAGTATTTTTCATTGCATATCGATATCTGGGAAGTTGACTCGCAGATTTAATATCTGCAATGATTTTATCAAAAGAAGTATAATTATACCCAAATTGATTTTCAAAAAAGATAAATCCACCTTGTTTATTGTTTGCTGATCTTACTGCCTTTCCACCTAACCAGTTAATAACTTCAAAAGGTCTCCAATTTGGTATGACACATTGAACCTTATCTGCAGTAGATTCTATTTTTGTTCTACTACTAGATATGCTTAAATTTGTTTCTAGAAGCTCTTTAACTATTTCATGAGATTTTTTATTCTTATATGATTTAAATATAGATGTAATTTCATTCATCATAAATTCTGGGGACACACATTCTATTGTATATGCTTCCTTTTTCTCCATTCTAATCCTATTTGTCAATCGATATGCACGTACTTCATAGGTGTAAGTTTGATCGTCTGTAGTCTTGGGTTTTATCCTTATACGAATCAATTCATTACCACGCAATCGATCTATGAAATTTACAGAATCATTCACAGCAATAGATATTCTCCTGCATGGGAAATCTAAGGACTCAATAATGTTGAATTCAGTGACAAGTGGCATGATATCAAAATTACCATTGGCGGTGTTTCCAACAACTGTAATTTCTTCTACTTTTACTTCAGCTGACATATTTTAATCTCCCTTATCTCTGCATTAAATTATATTGGAACATTGATGCTGATGGATTGTATGCTTCTATGGCAAGATTTCTATCTCGCCCAGGCAGGATAATTGGTGGTTGTTGCGTAGCTACTGGTTTTCCAGATCCAGGTGGAACTGCTTTACTAGAACCAAAAGCTGCTGTAGCTGCACTAGTTATTTTCGTTTGTTGTGCCTTATCTGCTAATACTTTATTTGCCTTCACACTTGCAGTTGCAGCAGTTAAAGCTTGACCCGTACCACTACTTGCGGGAGCAAAGGCTTTGGCAGTTATGCCTTTAGTATCCATCTTGTTTAGATTTTTTCCTGCAGCATCACCTGCTGCAGCAACCTCTGCTGGAGTTCCTGGAGTAGCACCAGCAGCACCATCAGATGGTGTATTTAGTTTTACAATATCATCAGCAAGTTTCCCAAGAAGATCACTAAGTTGTTCTTCTTTTGTCTTTTCTGGTGCAGCAGCATCATCTGATCCTTCTTTTGTTTCATCTGGGGTATCACCACCCCCAGTTCCTGGGGCATCAGGAGCTTTTCCTGATTTAAATGCTGCCGCCAGGGCGTCAGTATATTTAGTTCCTTTAGTACCAAATCCATCTTTGCCTACAACACCAGTTTTCATCCACTTTTCTGCACCACCCATTCCTTGGTTATGTGCATAACCTAAGATTTGCATTTTTTGATGTAAAGATTTCTTTTTATAGTCCGCATTGCCCAACAAATAACGATGATTTGCAGCAGTATAACCAGCAAATAATGTTTCTTGTAAATCTGGATCCTTTCTAAATGCCTCTCTTGCAGCTGCCCCATGCCCAGGATCTTTCACTCCTGCCTGTCTAGATCCATCTTTCTTTGCAGCTGCACCTAATTGATATCTGCCATCATAATGTCCACCAGAACCTCCTTTAATATTATATTTACCACCAGACTCAATACTTGCAATCGTATCTCTAAAGATATCCCAACTTTTATTATCTGCACCTAATTTAGATGAAGCTAAATCATAGCGAACTTTTCCTCCTGCTGCTTTTTTACTATAAATGGATTTTATGGGTTTTGATGCTTTTGTAATTCCGCCGAAATTAAAGGTTGGAAGTTGATATCCACCAGCCTTTGCTTCCGTCATCCTTCTATTAGTTAGATTTGGACTTCCTTTGGTAGCAGGTGTATTGAAAGGAACTACAAATGCTCCGCCAGATGCTTTTTTAAATCCAACCCATTCTTTACCATGACCTTCAAAAGCAATAGATCTGCCACCATCTAATGAAACTGGATAACCACTCATGGGACCATTAATCCATCCCCCACCTGCTTTTTCATTCAATACATTTAATGGTCCGCCACCAGAAAACTTAGGAACAAATCCACCACTCATTTTTTTAGGTGGTAGGGGTTTCTTGCCACCTTCAGACTTAGCCCAATCAGTGATGAGGAAAGTATTTTTCCCATCTGTGGTATCTACTGCAGCTTTGTTTTCACCCTTTTCTTTATCAGTTTGCCCGAGGACGTTAGCAACTATTGCACCTAGATTATCAGCTGCTCCAGCAACACCTGTCCTGAAAAATTTAAAACCTTCTTTAGTTTTATGAGCAATATATTCATTGCCATCACTAGCCTTGAATTTTCGTTCATCACCGACCTTCATTCCATAATTTTTGTCAATCGATTGATCTACTGACGTAGTAGCATCCTTCACTTCAGTATCAAACTTTGCTTTTAGTGTTGTGTAATCTTTTGGATGTATTTTATCAGACCCTGCTTCATATCCACCTAACCATGTAGCACCATATTGCTTTGCTAAAGCTTTTAATTTCTCATTTAATGGTGCATACGTTGGATTATTAGTTGGAACACCCACCAACTGAACTTTTGCCCCAGCTTCTTTAAGAAACTTGAGTTGTTCTTCAACACTCTTTAAATCCTTAGGAGAGTTTAATATACCAGAAGATAGTCTAAGTGTTTTATCTTTATAAGCTTCTTTACCTTGGGATTTAAGATAATCTAAAACTCCTTTAGAAGATCTACCTACCTTTGTTGCATCTGCATCAGTTCCTTCGCCCTGACCACCTGAAAGACCTCTGGCAACACTATCACCAACGTGCATATCATTTTCCACCTTGCCGCCACCAGTTCCATCTTTTTTAGTTGGTCCTGGTCCACTACTAGTTCCACTACCTTCTTTTTTACCTCCAATTTTATTAGCAATAACAAGGGCAGCACCAAGCATATCAGATAGTAATCCTAAAACCGTTGTTTGACCTTTTTTAGCATAATTCTTTTGATCTTTACTTACATTTGGAGTTGTTCCTTTACCAAATAATCCTGGAAGGATTGACTTCTTCTTCTTATCTGGTTTAGTTGCATCAGATTTAGATGCCCCTTTGCCAGCAGCAGATTTAACAATTGTTGGAGGAACACCAAATGCATTAGCAATTGGTGTAATTAATCCACCAAGCATAGGTGTAATTGTCGCTCCTGCTGCACCAGATACTTGTCCAACTGTTTCCGTTATATTTGAAATAATACCAGTACCAATACCCTTAAATGGTGCTAGGAATAATTTTGAAAGACTATCTGCTTTTTTAGAATCAAATCCAGATCCAGGTCCCATTCCACCAAGAGATGATAATGGTTGAATACCTGCTCTTGATCTTCTTTGATTATTATCTGCAGGAATTGCGGGGCGGGGACCAAGAGGGACTCGCATTTCTGGTCCTCTTTCTCCAACAACAGAAGCAGTTGGTTTTGTAAAGACACCACCTTCTAGAGAAAAAGGAATATCCATTCCTGCTGCTGATGGTTCTTGTGCTTCCATCCCACCTGATGCTGGTTTCAGAGAACCACTTTGTTGAGGTTGAGCTGGTGGTTTATCTTTATTTTTATCACCACCTCCCATCATAGCACCAAGACCAAATGCGGTTCCTGCTAATGCCAGTCCGCCCAAGAGTAATTTTGCCTTACCTCCTGGTCCTTTGACTTTTGGTGCATCGGGTGGTTTAGGACCCCTTTGATTCATGTCGGCAGACCAAGAACCAAATCCACCTTTAGCTGCGTTTGCACCTGCTTTATCTAATGCTGCGGATTGTTTAGCAATGTTCTGTTTGGACTTTGTTAAACTACCAAATAATTTTTCTAGAACAAATTTAAATGCTTTGAGAACGCCAACTGGATTTCTTAGAAAAGCAAATCCAAGAAGTAAGGCACCAAATCCAGTTATAAAACTACCAAATCCTTTTAGTCTATCCCAAAAACCTAGATTACTATCAAACATGTCAACAAGACCTTCGATAGTTTTCGCCAGATTTTCAGTGATGAATTTAAACAACCACGTAAATACCTTAATTAATCCACCAACTATTTTTGCTAATTTTTCTCCATTTTTAGGATCTGCTATCCATCGCAAAATAGCTTGACCTAGAAATGCCCTAAGAAAAAACTGTCCTAGTTGAGCAAGACCCTCAAAAAAATCACTAACTCCTGCAACTGCTGCTCCCGCAAACTTTTCTGCCCAATTGATTTTACCATCGCCCACTGAGCTCATCTTATTCTTATTTGCCTTTTCACTTTCAAATTTCTTTCTTTCGTTCTCTAACTCTGAATTCTTTAATTTAAGTCCTTCCTGTAAAGATTTAAGGATTTGTAAATTAATTATGATCATACTATTAACAGTAGCACCAAGTTTGTTGATGCCAGTTAAAAATGCAGAATATGAAGAAACAGCAGTAGAATCTGAAGACGTTTTTTTAGTACCTGTTCCCATCTTGGCAGATGGAATACTTACCATTTTATAAAGCGCGGGTTTTGGTGGTGATTTTGTTGCTGCTGCTGCCATTTATCAAAAACCGTAAGTGATTGGTATTCTTGCCCTAACTACTTGGGGTGGAGCTGTTCGAATTTGAGATTGTCCTCCTCTATTTATTGGAACTGGTATAGGGACCGTAGATCCTTTTGTTGTTTCTGCTTCTTCTGCAGCAGCATTATTTGCAGATGCTGTACTAAGTGATGCTCCAGATGATGAAGCAGCAGGTGCTGGTTGAGCAGGTGAAAGTTTACTAGCATGTTGCTGAGGAATGCCCATAACTGCATTAGCAACATATACATCATAGGCTTTTCCAGTCAATCCAGCAGCTTTTGCTTCCGATCTTGCTTTTTGTGCTACTGCAAACTGCTCTCTAGTTAATGACTTATCTGGTCTTTGTCCTGGTACTAGTGCTCCTGGTGGGTTTCCTGTTGGAGGTGCTGGTGTGCTGCCAGCTGGCGGGGCAGGTTTGCCAGATCCTGGGGCAGGTTTTGCTGGAGTTCCCGTTGTTTCAGCAGCAGGTGCTGCATCTGGTTTTTCGCCAGTATTTAGTTGAACGATATCTGAAGCCAACTTGTCGAACAAGTCCTTGAGTTGCTCTTCTTTTGACTTTTCTGGTGCTTCAGCATCACCATCACTTTTTGGTGTTGCAGACCCATCTGGTCCACCAGAAGCATCAGCAGGATCAAAATTATCACCATCTTTTGATCCCATTAAAGATTTTCTACTGATCTCTTGTCCGTTAACACCAGCGCCATATTCTCTCTTCATTGCAGAAAAATGCATAGCATCATCAAATGCATTACCCCAACCCAATCCATGTTTTTTTGCAATTTCTTTTATGTTAGATGGAAAATCGTTAGGTGCTTTTTTGAATGCGGGATTCCTATTCCAGTTAATATCAATTGCAGCACCATAGGGGTGAGAGTACTGTGGACCTTTTCCATCTACATTACCATATGGAGGTCCATCTTTTCTAAATCCACCAAGTTGATCAATCTTATAACCAGTTCCTTTTAAATCATTTAGAAATCCTTGAAATCTTTTAGCTAAAGGTACAGCAACTTCAGCTGAATGACCATTAGCTCTTACATACGTTAGTGGGATTCCTGCTGACCAAGATGACTCAGGAGTATTTGGAATAACTCTATGACTTCCACCAGCGGCAAACTTTTTCTTATTTTTTGTTTTTTTTGCGTCAGTTAATCCTGATTCAACTGCACGAGGTGTTTCTCTGCTTCGGTATGCAGCAGATGGTAATTTGGGACCGCCCATGGCAAACTTCAGAAGTCCACCAAGCATTTTACCTGGTTCTGCTGCTGGTGCTGGTGCTGGTGCTGGTGCTGCTGCTGGTGCCTCTGGTGCTGCTGCTGGTGTATTTAATTGAGTAATTGCTCCAGCAATCTGATTCATAAAATCAGATATTTGCTCTTCTTTTGACTTTTCTGGTGCTTCTTGTGAATCTTCATCAGTTTTATCACCACCCTTACCATCTCCACCTGTCCCAGTATTATCAGTAGGAGTTCCACCATCTATAGAACCTTTTCCAGAAACATTCTCCCAGTGCCATGCTTCATGTCCATCTGGATTATTGGTTCTAAAATGTGGTATTTGGTCAAATCCAAATTTTGGTCCATTTTTCTTTAACCACTTAAACGCTCCATTAGTAAACCACAAGTCAACCGCAAGTCCAAAACCATGATTTGAAGTTCCTGCTCTTGCCGCAGTTCCAGGACCCAACTCTTTATATAATTGAGCTTGTCTTTCATATGATCGATAAGATGAATTAATTCTAAATCCAGATCCTAAAGCATGACCATCACCTTTAGCAGCCTCCATCATTGCTCTAAACTGTTTAGCAACACTTTTGTGCAACTTATGACCATTACCAATACTTTCTAATTCACTGTCTGGCAACTTACCGTTTTTGAACTTACCTCCTGCGGCAAACTTTTTCCATCCTCCCTCTGGGGGATCCTTTGCTTCAATGATATCAAATGATTCACCAGGAGGCGCGTTTTTTCTATTCCATGCCATGACTGAACCGCCGCCAGCCATCTTTGCTAATACTGCGTTTGAATCTGCTGCTCTCTCTCTTTGTTCTTCTGGACCCTGATCGGCTGGTTTTTCATAGTTTTTAAGAACCCAGTTTGATGCTGCTGCAGCATTTTTTGTATTATCAAACACATGAGACTGATAAGTTTTGAATTCCTCTACTAAGAATCCAAATGCCATTTGGTGCGTAGCATTTTTTGTTTTCCAATCAAACCCCTTCTTCTCCATATACTTGGCAAAATTTTTCTGCCTGCTTGGCTCTGTCCACTGTGGGTAAGAATATCCAGTTTTTCCATCAAGTTTTAGAGTGCCACCCTTTGATGGTGGATGATTTTGTACTCTATCTGGTACAAGAGCACTTTCTTGTATCAGGTTGCCAACAATACCAGCAGCTTGATAGTCTTTGATGCCTAACTTCGACATCAGTTGCTTTGCAAATTGAGCACCCTTAGAGTGCATGGGTCCAGGTTTAATCACTGGCAGATCACTCATATCTGTATCATCATTCTCGCCACCACTATTATTACTACCACTGCTACCAGAAGATCCCTTATTGCCACCTCCTCCTTTTACCTTTTTATTAGCAGCATCTGATAGTGCAACAACAATATTTGCTAATGCAGCTCTCATGTTATCCATTCTGGCAGTGCCAGTTGTATTAGGCTTATCAGTACCAATTAATTGTGCTACTACTGCATCAACATCATTATCAGATTTTTTATCTTTAACTTTGACAACACTTTTACCTAATGTCTCTCCTGGTGTTGCAGCACTGACTGACTTAATATTAAAAGCCGTTTTAACGTTTTGGAGATCACCAGACAATACTTGTCTAGCAAGTTCTCCTGAAGCGCCCATTGATCTTAACGAACCTTCAATAGCAGATACTAAAGTCTGAGCAATACCATCAGCAGAATTGTTTACTTGCTGAAGAGGAATAAGTGCTTCTGGTTGTCTCTCACCCAACACTGCAATAGTGGGTTTTGTGATTATACCACCATCATTAAGAAAAGGAACCTTTGGCAGTGAATCCTGGATAGACTTGAGTGGAGACATGACTCCACCAATAATCTTGTCAAGAAATTCGTTTTCTTTCTTAACTACATCTGGGAAGAAGTCTCTACCAAATAGATATGCATCCAATCCCAGAGAGATCATTGGACCAGGAGCAAATCCAAATAGTCCAGATAGATCTAGAATAGCAGATAACGCTTCGAGAGCAGCACCAGACTTATCGCCATTCCTTAATCTATCATAAGCAAAATAAAGGTTTACTAGTCCACCGATAATTGGAATTGCTTTTCCACCAATCTTACCAAGCATTTTCTCGCCACCTTCTTGGGCGACTTTTTTCATTACTTTATCATAACCAGGTATTTTTGTAATAGCATTTTTAGCTTTTTGACCTACCTTTTTTGCAGTAGATATTATTCCCTTCTTCTCAAGAAGATCATACGCACTCTTAGCAATCTTTGATAATTTTTCGCTGACTCCTTTTTCAAACCATTTTTTGGATGCTGCCAGTTTCTGTCTAATGCCTTTGGTAAGACTACCGCCGAGCATCTTGACATTATCCCATCCCTTCATGACACCAGACTTCAGGTTATCCAGTCCACCTGCCGCTTTCTTCTTCCAAGTCTCCATTAAATCACCAAATTGACCAAGAGGACCCTTTGGTTTTACTGGAAGTTTTTTAAACCTACTCCTTACAGCAGTAAGTGCTTGTACTGGATTTTTTCCTCGTGAAATTAAATCATCATAATACTTTGCAGCATCATCACCATATTCAGCTGCAATTTTTTGTACTGCTGCCCTTGGTTTAGCAGCTGGAGTTGGTGCTCCGCCTGGACCTGGAGTTGGTGGTGCACCTGGAGTTGCTGCTGGAGGTTTCTTATTGAATAAATTACCAACAAGTCCAAGAACATCACCAACCAAAGCAAATGGATTCAACAGGTACATTGCTGCTTTTAATCCAGCGATACCTAAAATTATTTGACCTAATCCACCCAATACTTCAGCAAATCTAGCTAATCCTGTCTTAGATCCATCTCCAAATACACTAGAAACTCCAGTCAGAAATTGATCTACAGACCACTGAACAACACCAAATACAAATCCAAAATACTTGGTGAGACCATCAACAATTTTTCCTAACCTCTCTCCATTTTTAGGATCTGCTATCCATCGTAAAAGAGCTTGAGATATAAATGCACGTAAAGCAAATTCTATGATACCTTTAAATGGTTCAAATAATTTTTCTAACCAACTAAGTTCTTTTTTGCCCTTTTCTTTTACTTCCTCTTCTTCAACAATCTTTGGTTGTTGACTCTCAGTTGCTTTTTCTGATGCTTGATCTCTTAAATATTGCTCTTTTCTTTTAAAAAATTTCTTTTTAGATTCTCCAATAGCAAACTCAGATACTATTGTATCTCGTATCTGCTGTTGAACAAGACCAAGAGAATAGATAGATCCACCTAATCTATTCAATCCTAGTAATGATCTTTTAGCAACGACGACCGTTGTCTGAGAGGGAGGAGGAGAAGAAACATCCGTTTTATTATCTTTTCCTACAGATTTTTTAATAGCAGTCGCCATTGCAAATCTTGGTGTCTTAATCAACCCAGGATTTACGAAACTAAATGGTTTGACTTTGCTGCTATATGTTGCCATTAGAGACTACTTCTACCTTGTGCTTGATTCTGCTGTTGCTTATATCTTTGCTCTTCCTTCTTCAAATGACCAATCAACATATCAACATATACATCTTTTTCCCACGGAACAAGATTTTCTAAATCAGATAACGACCATTTGTGGTGATGCATCAAGGCAAAATTAGTCTCTAGATGATTCCCTAGAGTTGTATGAAGAAGGGCTACTCGAAAAAAGCTCCGAGACCTTCTAACTTAACTGTACTCTTAACTCCAGTATTGGGGTTTTCAACTTCAATGTCATATTCTAGTTTTGGCATATTAGAGAAGAAGTCTTGAATTTTCAAGAACTGATCACTTTTCATACTCTCTAGAAAGTCAGATAGTTCTTTTTTAGTATAATTTTTTGCTTCATACACATCTTCACCTTCATAAATTTGATTAATACAAGTTGTGGCAAGTTCAAAGACATTATCAACAGTAATATTATTGCCAGTAAAGTTTAATTTTACAAATGTATCAATAGTTGGATATTTCATAACAACACCAACGCTATCAGACAAATCGATTTTAGTTGATGTATTCTCTGGCCAAATGATTTCAACTTCTTCTAGAGGAATTTCAACTGGAACTTGTGTTTCTCCATCATCAGGACATGTAATAAGAACTTTTGACACTTCTCCAACAGATTTTGCGCGAATCTTCAGGAATAGATATTCAATATCAAATGTAGATAGATCGTCAATTCTTCCTTTAATATTAGTACAATTTTTGATAATTGTTTTCACAGTACTAATCATCTCTTTCTCTCCACCCATTTCCATGGCAACGAGAAGAAGTTTTTCTTCTTTGACCAAAAATGGTCTATATTTTACAGTTTCTTTTGTTGAAGGCAATTCCAGTTCATATTCAGGAACCACTAATTTAGGTAAAGGCATAATATCTCCAATAATGAAGTTCAGTTAGAATTATTTAGCAAGGTATTAGATGAATCCGACGGAACCACCTGAGGCAAGAACGGTTGGAGTTGAACCACCTACTCCAACTCCTGCTGCAGTTGCAGCTGCAATTCCCGAAGCAGCAGAACTAGACGCTGCACCACCAGCAGTAACAGGAATGTTTATATCGCCTGATGTTGGGTTTGGCGGAGTATAGAATCTATATCGTTCATAGTAAAAAGATACTTCCATTTGTAATAATGCTCTTGGACCAGCATTTAAGTTAATACTACTAATATTGAATGGGAACACATTTTTTAGACACCAAACTCCAGAGCATCTGTTAAATTTAACAGCTGTCGAACTATATTGATTTGCACCTGCTGCTTTAACAGTTGGAGATAATACAGAAGAAAATGATGTCCAATCAGTTGGCACTGGTGTCATTCCTCCTCTTTCATACTTAAATATATCTAAGTGTGAACAGATATAATTATCATAATACTGAACTATTTGTGTAGAGTCATTTGATGTATAATTCATCCATCTTTCAAAAAACATCCTGGTGAACATAGTTCTAGGTACAATGAAAGAAATACTAATTTCACTAAATGTTGTTCCTGTGGCATATCTATACATGGCACCGACTGTTTTTGCATCACCTGTTGTTAATTGTCTACTAGGAACAGTAACATCTGTAGCATAATAAGTTAATAGTCTAGCATTATCTACTCCAGGACCAGTAGTAATACCATTATTGAATGCATCAACGCCGTCTGGATATACACCAGCAAAAATTGCTGGAGGTGTTCGAAATCGAACCCAATAAAGGTTTGATGCTGCTGGCTCTGCGCGAGATAGCAAAGACAACATTCCTTGATAACTATTAGGACCCGATAAAGGAGTAAAGGCTAATGGCATTACTATAAATATTAGTGGGTTGGTAATCTAAATATATTTATGAACTATAGAGGACGATTTAATCCGAAAAAATCTCAAAAATACAAAGGAGATCCAAAAAATATTATATATCGTTCTTCTTGGGAATTAAAATTCATGATATACTGTGATAATAATGATAGTATTTTAGAATGGGGAAGCGAAGAAATTTTTATACCATACATATCTCCTGTTGATGGCAAAAAACACAGATACTTTCCAGATTTTTACATCAAAGTAAAAAATAAAACTGGAGAAACAAAAAAATACTTGGTAGAGGTTAAACCACAATATCAAGTTAATGGTCCAAAAGTTCAATCTAGAAAAACCAAAAAATATATTAATGAAGTAGTGACATATGCTGTAAATCAGGCAAAATGGAAGGCAGCACAAGAATTTTGTAATGATCATCTATGGGAATTTATTATACTTACAGAAAACGAACTAAAGGTTTAAACATACATGCCAGCGACCACTACACTTGTATATCCAAAAGTTGCCCCTAACCCTACTAGTAAAGCAGATGGGTTAGGTGGTGGATTAATGTCGGAAGGTGGTGAATTCCCAACAGGAAGTATGGATTATATAAAATTTCAAGAATTTAGCGTTGATTACAAGGGAGGCGGAGGCATCTCTTCCACAGGAGCAAAAACATCTACAACTAATTTAAATGAATGCTATCTTTACGTACCACCAAGTGTAAGTGCTGCTTACGGGGCAAATTATAATCCAGTTGCATTTGGGGCACTCGGCATCGAAGCAGTAAAAAATTTACAATCGACGAGTAAAGAAGAGATAGTCAAAAGTTTACAAGATGCTGCTAATGCGGCAACACCAGAAGCACTATTTGGAACAATTGCAAGTGGTATATCAGGTGTTAATAATTTACTAGGTATTGGTGGAAGCGTCAGTGCAGGTGCTGCAAGTGCTGTTGGAACTGGTTTAGTATTCAATCCATATACTGAACAGGTTTTTGAGGGAGTAAGTTTCAGAGAACATAACTTCTCATTTAAATTAGTAGCAAGAAATGCAACAGAAGCATTGGAAATTAAAAATATAATCAAATTCTTCAAGAAAGGTATGTTGCCATCTTTTGATGGGGGACCTGCAACAGGTGCTGCTGCCCTGCCAGCTCCAGCTGGAGGTGCAGGATCAACTACAGGAGCACGTTATTTAAAAGTTCCAAATCGTTTTAATTTATCGTTCGTCAGAACAAATTCAGTTGGATTGCCAACTGGTGTTAGTGTATCATCAAAATCTCTTGGAGATATACCAGGACTTTACAGGTTTAAACCTTGCGTTTTAACAAACGTTGGAGTTGGTTATACTCCAGATGGTCAATACGTATCTACCCCAGATGGAATGATTCCTGCAATAACCTTAGACTTACGTTTTGCCGAAACCGCAATGGTGACCAAAGAAGATATCGATTCAGATTTCTAGGATTCTAAAATGTCAAAATACTTTTCCCATCTCCCAAACATCATGGTTGGTGATTCATCTGATGACTCAACCGTGTCTAACTTTGTCAAAACAAAAAATCTTTTCAGAAGATCAAGAGTACTGCCTGATGCTCTGAAAAATTTCACATTTTTCCAGAGATATACTATTCCTGGTAATTTTAAACCATATCAAGTTTCACATGCAGTATATGGAACTCCTAATTATGAATGGGTTATTTTAATTACTAATGATATTACAAATATATACACCCAATGGCCACTATCAAGCGAAGAATTTGATAAAAAAATAAGAACTGTCTATGGAGTTGGAGATAAAACATTAGATACAAAATGCTGGAGGACAAAGGAGTTTAAAACGCCTGAGGGAGTAATACTCGTTCCTGGAGGTTTGATTGTTCCTGAGTCATATACGTATAGACTTCCAAATGGTGAATTCATTCCAAAAAACAGATTAATAGAAAGAGTGACCTATTACGAATATGAAGTAGAGTTAAATGAATCAAAGAGAAATATACAACTAGTGTTTCCAAGTGTTATAGAGAGATTTATTACCGAATATGATCAAGCGTTGCAATATCCAAATCATTCCGATTTGATCCAGGGAGAGGAAAACACCAAAAATCCAGGAAATGAGTCGTTTAATAGATTAACATAATTTCTTTAACATTTCTTAACATTTCCTTTTTGGAAAAAATATGGGGCGCTTTTGAAGTGCCCCTTTTGTTTTCAATAGGTGATTTTGGTTTTAGTCCCTTTTGCTTAACATTTCTTAACATTTCTTTTTTCATAAAAAAATGGGGCGGTTTTGAAACGCCCCAATGGTTTTTAACATGCGATTTTGGTTTCAGTCCTCTTCAGCGAGACGAGCAAAATAACTCAGGTCATCATCCTCTTCCTCACTATTGAAAGTTGGAAGAGAAGGAGCAGCTGCACTTACGTTAGAACGAAAGGTGCTAACCTCTTCACTCCAACTAGAGGGAGAAGAAGGACGTGCAAACATCTCATCCTCTTCAGTCTCTTGATCAACCCGACGAGCAGGAGCTTTAGAGTTGAGCACTGCATTAAGACGCACTTCAAGTTCCTCAAAAGTCTTGAAGTTAGATGGAGAGGTGAACTCAACCAGGGGATATTGCTGTTTCCAAACTGCCTCTAGTTCGTCATCAGTCATACGACCAAGAGTACCAGGACGAGAAAACTCAGACTTGTCATAGTTCCAGTATCCATCCACCTTGCGGATCTTCACTTTGAAGTCTGCTCCTTTCCAGAAGTCGAAGGGGTTGATGGGGGTTTCATCTTTGAATTCTGGTGACATTGCTGCCATGATTTTATCAAAGATTTTCTTGCCAAACTTATAGAGGAAGACTCGTCCTTCATTCTCTGGATGTGCAGGATCTTCCACAACATAGATGTTAGCATAATAACTTAGCTTCCGTTTTTGCCTACGTGCGATCTCCTTATCTAAGTCGCTACCACTGTTCCAGAGTTGACGATTCATTTCGCCAACAGGATCACTTTTGCCGAGGGTAGTGAGACTGTTCTCAATGTACCAACCACCAGGACCTTGGAACGCATGACTCCACACCTTTGCCCAGGGAATGTCTTCTCCATCAGGGGCAGGCAGGAATCGAATAACTGCATAACCATTACCTGACTTATCCATTTCTGGTTTCCAGATGCGTTCGTCAGCACCAGAACTACTTTCAGGATTGGAAATCTTCTCGACCTCCTTAGTCAGTTTCTCAAAAACTGAATTGGATTGTTTTTTGAGGGTTGCAAATGACATTTGTATTCTCCGTATTAATTGTATTTGTTGGATGATCATACCAACAAAGGTATGATACTCTATTTAGTCCACCTTGTCAAGCGATGCCCGCACGTTGTCCAAATATTTCGTCATAGAATCAAGAGATTCTGACAAAGTATTGTATCCAAACATGTTGGTAATTAAGTCGATACGATGTCTCATATCAGCTGCATCTTCGTCTTCACAAGAAGATAATTGAAGTCTAATATAGAAAAGTTTTTGCTTCTCAATGAGTGCCTTAGTTTTTTCTATGTGTTTAATTGCTTTATCTTTTGGCATTTCGCCAATTGCTTCTGCATTCTTTTGCAGTTCTAGATAGTTGTCGTAAATTGATTGAAGTTGTTCCTGAACGATTTCAGAATTAAAAAAGCTCATACCTTTTCTCTAACAGTCTTTAATATGATTGACTTATATTCTTTACAATCAATACTTAGAAAGGGAGCATACTTTATTACTTGAGTTTTAACTTGTTTCCAAATTGGATCTGTTAAGATTTTATCCATTGTTTTAACATATCCCAAACATGTATCAAAAATAATTAAGGTTTCTACACTTATCTCTTTCCTCAAATAGGATGTAAGAATAATTGGATGACGACCCTTTGAACAAGTAAACAAACTGTCAAAGTTGTCTTCGTAAGGAGATTCAATATTGTCTAGTAAGACAGACAATTCCTCTCTAAAAATATATAGGAATTTCTCCTGTCTAGTTTTCCATTCTTGATAGGTTGTTTCTCCTAATGGTCGAATGATTTCTTTAATGTATCCTTTGTTATCACTTACAAAGTTTGATATGAAATAGTCTTGTATCTTATCTCGTTCATATTTGGATGCAAGTTTTTTAAAAAAATAAGCATCCTTTCGTTTATCAAATGATGCTTGATTTGCTCTAGTCTTACCACGAAATCGGAAGTAATCGTAGTCGTCTTTAGTAAAGTGAAGTTTGAGGGACAGATACATCTGATAAACTTCAAATCCAGTCATAATGGTAGGATTCCTCTAGAAGTTTTCTTCATGTAATTCAGGTTTTGAGCCTGATATTTAATTTTTTCTTTGAGTGGTTTGGAAATTAATTTAGAAACTGTCTCTAATTCTATATTGTGTTCTTCACAATACACAACTATTGCTTCAATGTAATTAACTAATCCATTAGATTCTTTAACAATTCTTTCTATCGTTTCAGAAAATTTTGCAGATGTTAAGAACTTTTCCTCAGCAACCTCAGGAGAAACAGAAGGAGTATATTTGTAAAATGAATCATTACGAACTGGTCCTTTACCATCTTTCCTTTGTTGCTTATTATCCATCAACTCTACCTCTAGTAAAAGCATCGATATACTCCTTTAATAATGTAAAATAATAATCTAGGTTGTCTTTCACAATTAACTGGCAATGACCTTCTTCAGTTGCAATAATAGTAACAATTTTTTTAGGTTGTAGTCCAGTGCGTTCAAAAAACATAGCAGCATATCCAGTTTCTTGGACAAAATAATTTTCAATCCATTCTTCTTTTTTATCCTTGTCTGAAGTTTTGAAATCAATTACAGCAAGCTCGCCATCGAACTCAGCAATACAATCAACACGACCAGCAATACCAAGATAATCGGAATAAAGAGACCCTTCCAAAACATGAATATTATTAATGCGATTAATAGTAGATTTCGCAACTTGAAATAACGTGAGAGGAAGAGGATCAACAGTAGCAGGATCAATAGACTCATTTTTTAAATATGCCTCAACGATACTGTGAAATGCTGTGCCTCTAGTTGTTGCTCTTGTTGTCTTCCTGTCTGCTACTTCAGAACCCACACGTTCTCTCCACTCCTTAAAGAATGCTGCTTTCTTAAAGGAAGTGACAGTGGTGATAGACGGATAAAATTTACCACATGGAACAGGATAATATCTGCTTCCATCTCTAT